ATTTGTTTATTTAATTCTTCTTGCGCTTGTAAGTCGTCTGCGGTGTTTCTGCGATCTCTTAAATTTTGAACATTACCCGCTATATCTTCGCCTTTAAATGCGCTTCCTAAAGCCATAAGAAGGTCTTGAGTCCCTCTATTTCTTGCTTGTAGTCTATCTGCTTCATATTTATTTACTTCATCTTGCGTCATAGCAGATAAATCTTTTTGTCCTAAAATTTTATTAAAGCCACCCATTTGCGCTAATTTATTTCCAAACCCACTAAATTTAGGAATATCAGTTGCCAGTTTAGGAGTTACAACTGGTTCTTTTTTTGGTAACACACTTTTTACCGGAGTTGTGTTCATAACTGCATTATTCATATTGAAAGTTGGCATACCTAGTTGTCTTCTTTGTTCATCTGTAAGACCACCGCCAAATAAATTATTTTGCGGAACAAACTGCATATTCATAGCAGATTTATTTTTTCCTAAACTCATTGTTGTAGAACCTCATAATTTACTCTCAAGAATCCGTTTTCATCTTGTATAACTGCATTTTGTATGTACATAACTTCTTGAGCTATAACACCTACGTTGTAACCAGGATATTCTTCTGGAATATTAAGTTCTTCAGCTTTTTTATTCCATTCCCAAGAATAAATATTAATTCCATTTGGTAATTTAAATAAAAATTTAATAGCTTTTTTAAGTCTGCTATCAGAAGGAAATAGAGAAGCCACTTGTAATCCCGCGCCTAAAATATCTCCGAAACCAGTTTTCTTTTGAGAAGAGCCGGTTGTACTTATTAAAGGACTGATACCTGATAATCCAGATTGTAAAACTCCAAGATTTCTTAAACCTTGATTTTGTTCTAAATCAAATTGTCTTCTAGCATAATCAAGCATATCTTGATCGTATTGATTTTGAAGCAAACCTTCTCTTTGTAAGTTAGTTAATCCTAAGTTTTGTTGGCCAAGAATAGATTCAAAAATTCCTTGATTTCTAGCTATAGCGTCTGCGTCTAAATTAGCTTGTGCCATATTTACGTCTTGATCCATATTGGCTCTAGCTAATTCTAAATCTGCTTGTTTCATGTTTTGCGCTTGATCGAAAGTTTGATTTTGTAAACCCGCTTGTTGGTCAAATTGTGCGTCTTGTAATAAAAATTGTTGATCTACACCGGCGTTAAATTGATCTGCTTGTAATTGTCTAGCAATATCTTGATTTGCTAAATTAGTCGCGACATTAAACGCGTCTTCTCTTTTTTTATCAACAAAATCTGCAACACTCTCATTATAATTTTTGTTTGTTTCTGCTTCTAATAAAGCTCCCCTAGAACCGCCAAAAGCTCCCTGACCTATTTGCTGATCTTGGTCAGACATTAGTTGTTGCATACGCGCTCTATTTAAGTCTTTAACACCTTGATCTATGTTAATTTGCGTATAAGGATTCATGTAATTCCCAATAGTACCCATAATCATTTGTGGCGTTACTTCCCTAACACCTGATCTGTTTGCATTTGCTCCGCTAAAATCTGCGGTGTCAGTTATATTTGGATTGTAATTATTACCGGCGACATTGACTCTTTCGTTCAAAAGTCCAGACATTCCCGCAACTGGATCATATTGATTATTTCTTTGAACATTTGAAACGGCCGTGTTGTAACCTAAAGTCTGTGCTTGATTTCTGTCGGCTACACCTTGTCCAGTATAAGGCACAAAAGGTTTATTAGATTCCGCTTCTGATCTTGCATAAACTTTTTTGTAATAGTCCTCTTGATATTTAGGAACTTTAGCAGATTGTGTTTGTACTGTTTTTCCTTTACTCATTTATAAATCCTTACTTATTAAAAATTCATTTTTCCAACCCAAGTGTTTAATTTTTCTTAACCACCCACGCCGACCACCACCGAAAATTTTTGTAATGCCACTAAGACGACAAAACTCTTCAATAGTTTCTGTAATTTTGACTAACTCTTTATAATCGCCACCGCAAAATAATAAATTACAAGTTTTTTTACGGGGAAATTCGATTATCTCAGTAATCATGGCGGATTGCTTTCCCGTCCACAAAAGAAAAGTTCCTTCTCTTATTTTACACTCAACATCATCAATTTCATATAGTTCGTCGTATTTTAAAGCTTCTATAATTAATGGTTTTGTTCTTTCCCATTCAGCTTTTAATCCAGGTACTTTATCAAACTGCGTTTGTTGAGAGATTTCCGCTATCATCTACTACTATTTTATATTTTGTTCCATTTGGAGAAACCAGTACAATTTCTGAACTGTCTGCTCCGTTTATTTCAAACCTTTCGCCTTTTACTATATTCAATCCAGTCAATTCTTCTAATTCACTAATTAAATTATTGACGTAACTTAAATCAACCTCATTATTATATGGTCTTGGTAAAGTTCTTCTTGCCATAATTAACTTTTGTCTTTTTTACCTTTTTGAAAACCAATTAAATATCCAACAACAAAAGGCAAAACTAAAATAAATATACCTAAAAGCTCCACTATCTTTTACCTCTTGCTTTTATATCTATTCTTATATCGCCTATTTTGAAATTTTGATTAACGTCTCCTTCTACTCTCATATTTACTTGCCTAGAAGAAAATCTGCAATCTTGATAACCAGTAGAATTAAAAGCAAAACTTCCAAAGTTTTCTTCTGCTCCTAGCGGTGTATTTCTACCCTTAAAACTAATTGTTATTCCTGGCGCAGTATTAGACTCACTATCTGGAATTATTTTATTCACTTGCGCAAGTCTATCTCCTTGTGCAATTTCTATAGCGCCACTTTCAACAAAAGGAATAGCATTACCAAGATTTGTTGACTCAATTAATAAATTAGTTTCATGTTCATAAACATTTCCTAAAGAATCACACGCTATAGGAAAATCAAAGACTCCTTGATCTAACCACATTGAGCGATCCATGTCGCCTACCGCCCAAGTTTGATCGACATAATTCCAAATAACATATTTGTTTGGAACTTTAGAATCGCCAGAAGCAAAAAACCACCATATCTCATTAAATAATTGATTATGACCTCCGCAAGAAGTAGCTCTATATGGATAATTTATATTATCAAAAACGTAATCATGTACGTCTGAAGCTATTCTTCTTACCTGACCGTCATAAATATAAAAACTATTATCGCCTAACCAAGCAACAAAGTTACCAGTAGAAACGACTGTTCGCATAGAGCTTGTTTTACAATTTTTACCCGCTTGTTGTATTCCGTATAATAACGGCGCTCCTGAATAGTAAACTTTTTCTAAACCAATATCTGTAAATACTAATATTTCTGAGCCGTATCTTATTCCGCCCACAATATTACCACCCGTTTGAATTGTTAAATCTCCGGCCGTGTTTGTTGTTTGTGGTGTCCAAACATTAGTCGTTTCTCTTGAACTCCACCTGATTTGTTTTTTATCAGAATCATTTCCAAAACAAAAAATATGTCTTTCATTACTGACGACAATTCCGTTAACTCCAATAGGACTATTAGTTATTTGTGTAGCTATAGCAGAAGGACTAGCGGGATTCCATTGATATACTTTACCGTCTGAAGCTGAATTTATTATTAAAAGCTCTCCAAAGTTATCAAAAGAAATATGTTTTGTATCAAAAGCTAAACCCGATTGTGAACGTGCGTCTCCGTAATTCTCTACATTATATATGTGCGCTCCAAAACCTAACGGAGATTGACCCATATCATTTACATAACCAGACGGCGTTATTTCATACCATTGATTATCAAACAAAACATAAATTTTTCTTCTTGTGCCTATAGCTAAAACATCTTTTGCATTATTAGTTGTATAGGCATAAGCAGATATTGGCGTTCCGTCTAACGCAGTCGGTTTAATTTTACGCCACCCACCTACATTAGTTAAAAAGCCATTTTCAAAACGGACTAAATTAGAGTTGATCCAATTACCTTTATTTTGGTAATCAGTACCATTTGTTTTTATACCTGGTTTTGGTTGTATCGGAAATAATGCCATTTCTAATTATACTGTTTTTTTAATCTGTTTATATTGTTCGTGCATAACCTTCCAAAATGGCAAAATAAATAGCCAATATTTAGAAGGTGTTATATTTAATCTTTTCTTAACTTCGCTTGTAGGCAAATTATAAAGTTCGTCATAATCTACAGTCATTAACCATTCAGATTGTCTGCCATGTTGATAACCTTCTACAACTAATTTACAAAAAGAAACTAAAGGAGAAAATCTAATTTTTTGATACAAGCTACCAGGAAATGTTTTTTTTGAGTCAAAACTATTTCGTAAGGCCATAAAAAACGAAGAAAATAATATTGCAAAATATGACCAACGCCA